AGCTTCTTATGCTTTCTATAGCTTCTATTATCTTACTTATCACCTTATTACCAGATTCTAAATTCTTTAATTTATTGAAATCAACTTGATTAATATAGAGAGTAATTATATTTTCTCCAGTAATTTCGGCCCACATGTCTTCTTTTTTAAAGTTTTCAGATAAAATATTGATTGCCTCCGAAGCTTCCAAGGTTGATGAATAATCTATTTGGATTTCTTTGTAACCTATTTTTTCCAATAGTTCCTTTTCTGCTATCATCTCAGTTCCCCTTTCGTTAACATAACTAAACAACTTGAAACGTACTGAAACAATTTAGCATCATTCCAACTAAATGTCATAATTTATTCTCCTTATTACCCACGCTCAAAGGGCTGTTCCATCCCCGAATTGTAGTACGCAATTCATCTCCCTCCTATAGAGGATGGGAGAATTCTTGCTATGTTTTAGTTAAAAATTTCATTAATTATTGTTTCAATAACATAAATTATTACAATAATTATTACAGTTACCGAGAAAATCCACAAAGGAACCATAAGTGGTGCTAACACCACTTGCCAAGGCCAGTCAATAAAATCTAACAATTTAGCAATTGCCAATATACCCGTTAAAACAATTATTGTAACTATTACACTTATAGTAAACCTTTTTGAGTTCATGCACATTCCTCCAATTCTTCTTGTTCTGTTTCGTCTGTGTTACCTTCGAGTTCTTCAATCTCTGTCATCATTTGACACAAGGCTTCCAGTTCTTCTTCACCCATCTTCTGTCCCCACTTCTCTCCAACTTCGATGTCAGACTTAAGACCACAATCAAGAGGTAAAGCATTACACATAACATCAGCAATTCGTCTTAAATTTTCGATTCCGATATTTTCAGGAACGTCAAAGATTATTTCATCATGCACCCAAAGTACAATTTTTACACCTAACTCTTTCAAAAGTGGCTGTAGTTTGATAGAAGCTAACTTAACCATATCTGCACTCGAACCCTGAATAATGGAATTTATAGCCATTCTTAAACCTCTACCTATCATCCACTTCTTGCCTGAGAACACTTCTTCATGAACTCTTCTTTTACGACCCAACATTGTTTTTGAGTAACCTTGATGTAAAATAAGCTGCGTCTGTTCAGCCATCCACCTTTTAACACCAGGATAAGCATCAAAGTAACCTGTGATATAAACCTTGGCTTCCTCTTCGGAAATCTCAAGTGTATCTGCAAGACCTTTTTCTGACATTCCATAAATGATACCAAAGTTTACTGTCTTAGCAGACTTTCTGAATTTCTCATACTGCACTCCTAATTCAGCATCTTTACGAAGCTGTTCTGGGTCTTTTGTTCTTATCAGACCTTCATTGAACCATTTATTAAGATGTTCTTCATCTGTAAATAAGCTATCTACAAAGTTACCGTCCTTATCATGGAACAATGAATACATATTTCTGCGATATTCAAAGTCCTCGTAAGTTACTTTATCCTCAAAAGACCTATTCCACATCCCCACCGCAGTCATACTGTGGACATCTTTACCGCTCTTATAAATGTCCATCAGCACAGGGTCTTTACTTACATGAGTTAATACACGCAATTCCTGCTGACTAAAATCTATGCTTGCCAATAATCTACCTTCGTCTGCTATGAACGCATTACGAATTAGGCCACCCACCCTTGCGGGGATTTGCTGTAAATTAGGGTCTTTAGAACTCATACGACCAGTCTTTGTGCCGACTGTATTAAAAGAAGTATGAATCCTACCACTAATAATCATTTTTGGTAGCTTATCAGCAAAAGCAGTTGTTAGCTTAGCTTTCTCACTGTAGTCAAGCAACAACTGAATAACAGGATGATGTTTTTTAAGTTTCTTAAGAGTTTTCTTATCTGTACTCTTTGGTTTATCTTTATTAACTTGAGGAAGTTTTAGTTTAACATACAGGGCCTCTGCCTTCTGAATAGGTGAATTGAGGTTTATCTTTCCTGTGTAAGCCCATATTTTCTGCCTTAATTCCTCAAGCTCTGCATGAAGCTGTTTAGCAACTACGTTTTCAAGATAATCTTTATCTAATCTAACACCTTGCTGTTCAGCTTCAGCAACAATTTTTACAAATGGTATCTCAACATCAAACAGTAAAGAACGTATTTCCGAAAGCGTTTCTCTATTAAGAAACTTCATCTGGAACTGGTATAGCTTATAAGTTAGTTCAGTGTCTTTTATAGCGTAATAAGCTGCTAAATTACCTGTCCTGGTATGTGGATTGAGCTTTATAGGTACTTTGTCAAAAGTTACTTTTCCGAACAACACTGAGAACCTGTCAGCAGGTATCTTTAAATATTTAGGTGCCAAATCCTTTAACGCTTTTGACTGGTTCTCATCAAGCAAAGCTTGAGCTATCATAGTATCAAAATAGCAGTCTACATCAATACCCATCCAATTGTGTAATACATGGTAGTCAAACTTATAATTATGCCAGATAAGTTTACGTTTCTTATCTTCCAGTAAAGGTTTTAATGCCTTCGACACCACTTCTTTAGGTAGACAATCTACATAATCAACACCAACAACTGGATTTTCAACCGTAATAGGTGGTGGTGCAAATTGAGTAGACTCATTTTTGATATCATCAATGTGTTTTAGCGGTATATAATATCCCTTATCAGGTGCATACATTGATATACCTACGATATCGTGAATAAAAGGATTTTTACCGAGTGTTTCTGTATCAACTGCCAGCTCTTCTTGTTGTGCTATCCACTCGCACAGCTTATTTAACTGTTCAATTGTCCATACTGTTTCATAGTGTTCTGGTAAAACAGTATTATTAGCCAATTCAAGAATTTGTTGTTCCTTTTTAGTAAGCTTCCTTGGTTTCGATGCTTTATCTGCTGTTTTTGCTCGTATTTTTTTCTTCGTTGTTTTTTCATCTCTATCTGCTAAAAGTTTATCAACCTCTTGCAAAACTGACATAGGTATCACCCCTGATGGGAATATACGTTACATGTTATTAAATAGTTAAATTAAAAAAATAAAAACCTCGAAATCTTATTCGAGGTTTTTATTCTACATCAAATGTAGCTTTAGAATGGATAATCGTCATCACTATCATCAACAGGCTTTTCACCCTTAGCAATAGATTCAGCAGCAGAAGCCCCACCTTCAAGAATAGCAAGAATTTCTTCTCTTGTCATCGGTGCAACTTTTTCTTCAATATTAGGAATTTCATATTGAGACAAATCAATATCAGCAGGCTTTGCCTGAATAAAGAACTGATAAGTGGTATCCAACCCATCTCCCTGTCTAACAACTTTGAAATCATGTTTTGTAAGGTCGCCATACTCTTCTACCAGTCCCAGTATCGTTCTGATTGTCTCTTTTGAAGCCTTGAAAATCTTTACCTTGTCGGCACCAATATCTATTACAGGAATATAAGCCTTAAAAGCAGCCCTCTTTCCAGCATGGCATAAAGGACAAATATTCTTACCAAGACAAGTCAATGTTTTCCACTGGCCACCAATCTGTTCTGTGTGTTCATATACACCGATGATTTCATCTGCTGGTACAGCAATTCTAATCCTGATAGATTCTCCGCTCTTCAGCTTTACATACTCAACACTCTTTTCGAAATTTTCTTTGATTGCTTGTAGACCTTTCATCATAAATATCATTCTCCCTTTCGATTTTTGAATTTTCGATTTGGCGTGTATCGCCACATCAATAATATACGAATTGAATAAGAAAATAGTTAAATACAACTGAGCTTGTTAATCACAAGCTCCACCCTCTATAGGTGTGGTAGTTGACATATCTAACAATTCATCTATTTTTTGAATAAGTTCAATTGAATACCCCGCACCTTTGAGATAGTCAAGAAAAACATCAATTTGATCTGCTATTGTTATCCAACCAGGAAAACACCTTACTATGGTGGTTTCATTGTTAAATTCATCAATATATTGCATTTTTATAATTGCCTTTGAATTTTCCATAAAACAACCCCCTTATGAATTTTTTTCACAAGAGGGTTATACGAAACCATTTATTACTAAGTTAAATAGTCGCAAAGTTTTCCAACTTTCTTAATATATTTTTCCAGATTATTGATATATTAGCCTTAGAACAACATAATATATCTGCTATTTCTTTGTGAGAATACCCTGCCGCCCTCAACCTAA